AACAAGGAGTCAATAATGGCTAAAGAAAAAAAAGAAAAGCCAGTTATTAATCTTGATGGTGTAGAGTATATCATTGAGGACTTAACTGACGAACAGAAGATGATGGTAAATCATATAAACGACATACAAAACAAACAAGCATCTAATGGTTTTATTGCAGACCAACTTAGAGTAGGTCACGATGCATTTGTTAAGATGTTGAAAGAGTCGTTAGAATCTGAAGAAGAGGTTAAAGAAGACTAATGCTTATAAGGAAAAGTTCTCAGGGTCATTACTTACGACTATATAGAAACAGTACTCCCGGTGCTACTAGGACAAAGACATACCCAGACGGTACGACTGAGACCCTGACTTATCCTTCTAGATATAAATATTTTTTAGTATTAAATGGTGAAATAATTAAACGTAGCAATAGTTGGGATACCATAGAACAAGCATATGTAGATGAGTGTGATTCCAGACATGGTGGAGGCACTGGTAGAATGATTGTAGGAAAACACAAATTAGAAAATCATGTGATAAAGACTTTATGAGCAAAATAATAAAACAGATAAAATATGGAGGGTTTAAAGTTGTTAGTACGAGTTATGATGTGCCTGTTTCTTATGAATATATTAGGATGCAGTCAGGGTTGGAGTGTAGGGGGGATTCAGATAACTCCGCAAGATACAGTTACAAATACAGCATTTGTAGAAATAACATCACATGATAGTGTTCAACATTGGTATGCTAATAAGATTTACAATGGTGATAACTGGTGTCATTTGCATGATGAGTGGGAATACGTAGAGGTGAAATGAGTGGAAAACCTAATACCGCTAGAAGCTATCGCACTACCATTCTTGATGATAACGCCATTGTTAGCATTAATCTCAAGTGGTTGGCTCAAGGACTTGTATTGGTTGCAGGGTTGGTTTATGGATACTTACAAATTGAAGGAAGAATTAAGGCATTGGAAAATAAAGTTGCAACTGCTGATGAACAAATTGAAAACTTACTTAGCAAACATATTGTTGAAGAGAAAGCTGAAAGAGAAGAATTAGCACAAAAGGTAGCATTTTACGAAAAGGAATTAAACTTAAACCCATTTAGTTGGGGAAAAAAGAAGAAGAAATAATGGATTTTATAGCATTATATGGTGAAGCGGGAATGATAGGAGTAGTGGGTGCTATGTTTGTATATTTAGTTGTGTCTATGTCTAATAAATCGGCTAGGCAACAAGAAGAATTAGAAGCGTTAAAAGTAGAAAATAGAGGTCAATCAGAAACTTTAGAAAACATGGAAGGTATGATTATAAAGTTAATTGCTAGATGGAATCAATCTGATGATAAGTTAGATAGAAAGTTTGATGCTCTTACAAAAGAAATAAATGATTTAGATAATCAAGTATCTAGGATAGATGGTTCATTAAGTAGGATAAATGGGAAACACTAATGCATAAATTAATGGATATATACAATGCTCAGTACAAGCAAGAAGAGAAACCTTTACTTGTTGAAATGCCACAGATAGCCTCTTTATTAAAACATCTTGATTTATTATATTCAGTTGTGCTAAAAAAACAAATGGAAAATGAAATGCAACAAGATACAATACAGTATTATAATTCTGGACAAGGTTCTAAATCACAAGCAGATAGCGTAAACTAATGGACAGTCTTAAGGTTACTGGATTAAGTACAAGTTTAGGAGTCGTTTACTGGACCGATTTATTGTCTGGTGTACTTATGTGTATTATGTTTGCAGTACAGATTTACTATTTATATTTAAAAACAAAAAAGATAAAGGAAAGTTAATATGTTAGCAAAACTAATAGCAGATGACTTATTGTCAGATGAAAACGGAGCAGAGGTAATAGCTGAAATTAATAAAGCGGTTGATATACCTATCATCTCTGAAAAAACAGAACAAAAAATACTTGAGGCACTTTGGAAAGTAATTAAAGGTGTACTACTCAAGAAGATTGGTGCATAATGCCAACAGCTAAGAAACAATCAAAGAAACAACCTTCCGCAACTGAAAAACATATTGAGTTCATTTACGGAGAATTGGAAGAACTAAGAGAAAAACTTGAAAAAGTTTTAGTAAGAATGGGATTGTAAAATGTCTAAAGGTAAGATGCCAGCAAAAAATAAAAAGAACTTTCGTTCCACTAAATCTGGAGCGGGAATGACTCCTGCTGGTGTAGCTGCTTATAGAAGAATGAATCCCGGTTCTAAATTAAAAACTGCTGTAACAGGAAAGGTAAAGCCTGGTAGCAAGTCTGCAAAAAGAAGAAAGTCTTATTGTAGTAGATCTGCTGGGCAAATGAGGATGCATGGTATTAACTGCTCTAAAACACCTGACAAAAGAATCTGTGCAGCTAGAAGAAGATGGAAGTGTTAAATGTCTAAGAAAGATGCGTGTTATCATAAAGTAAGAGCAAGATACAAAGTATGGCCTTCAGCTTATGCTTCTGGAGCATTAGTTAGATGTCGTAAAGTAGGAGCTGCTAATTGGGGCAACTCAAGTAAAAAAAAGAAGAAATAATAATGAATAAAAAAGTAAAAGCACCTAAAGGATACCATTGGATGAAATCTGGAAGAAGCGTAAAATTAATGAAAAATCCTAGAGGTGGATACAAACCACATAAAGGGGCTAGTTTAACTACTTCTTTTAGAGTGCAAATGACTCCTCATGCAAAAAAGAAATAATGGCAAAAGAAGGATTGAAAAAATGGTTCTCAAGGAATCAAGGAAAAGGATGGGTAGATTGCAAAACAGGAAAGCCCTGTGGGAGACGAAAAGGTGAAAAGAGAAAGGGATACCCAGCCTGCAGACCTACAATGGCACAATGCACATCAGCTATGAAAAAGAAAACAAGTAGCAAAAGGATTAGTTGGAAGTAATGGCAGACGTATTTGGATTATCAGATGTAGCAGCTCCAGACACAGGAAGGGGTGGAGCAACAAAATTAAAAACTGGTGGAATGAGAAGGAAGTATAATATGAAAGGTAAAATGAAATGTAAAGTAGGTCAGGTCTACGATATGAAACTTAAAAGATGTGTAACTAAAAAAGCAGACCTTAACAAAGATGGTAAACTATCTGGTTACGAAAGTAAAAGGTCAGCTGCAATTCAAAAATCAATGAAAGGAGGCAAATAATGCCAAGTCCAATGAAATGTAAAACAATGGTAGGACCGGGAAAAAAATATAAAACCATGTCCGAATGTCTAAGTTATGGTGGTAAAAAGATGGGCAAGATGGGAAAGATGAAAAAGAAAGCAAGTATGAAACCATCTAGAGGAATGGGTGGTTACTAATGCCAAGTAGAGCAAAGTGCAAGACAATGGTTGGGCCAGGAAAAAAATACAAGAGCATGGCTGATTGTATGAGTTATGGTGGAAAGAAAATGGGTAAACCACAGAAAGCTGGAACTTCTGCAAAAGAAGAACAGAATAGAGTTGGAATGGCTGTTGGTAAATCCCAAAATGTTAGAATGAAAAACAGACTCAAAAGACAAGCAATGAGTGGCCCTAAAGGTTCTTAATGGGTAAGAAAATAAACATAGACCTTTTCTCTAATGATGTAGGTTTTGGAGATACAGTTAGTAGAGCAATCAAAACAATTACTAGAGGTAAAGTAAAGGAGTGTGGAGGATGCAAAAAGCGTCGAGATATATTGAACAAGATGATTCCGTACAGGAATTCAACGAATCGGAATTAAGTATAAGAAACGGAGGAGCCATAAAAGGTTCTGAAGGTGGTCTTAGACTTGATGTATTTGACCATGATGCAAACTCTGAAATAGATTTTTCGGAAGATGATTGTTCACTTTGTGAGTTACCTGAGAATGCCCAAAGACTAATTATAGAAGATATAGAGTACGAAGAATCTAATGCCTAAACAAACTCTTAAGATTGAAGGGTTTCATGGTGGATTAAATACTAATGCAGACCCTAGAGACATACAAGATAACCAATCTCCAGATTCATTAGATGTATCTATTGACTCTTTAGGAAGAATAAAAACTTTAGGTTCTACAAGTCAAGATGATTCTACTTCTAATAATTTATTAATAGTTCCAAATAGAGGTTTGTTTACTATGTCTAGTGACAAACAATTAGATGGAGGAACTGCTAATGAAACATTTATAATTGCATTTGATGATACTGATAATGCTATAGATATAAAAGATAGTGAAGGTTGGGATAATGGTGTCATTACAAACTTTGATACAGACCATCCTGTGTTTTATGTTGGTGATGGCAATCTAAGAGCTGGAGATGGTGAGTTTGATAATGCAGTTAGCAATAAATGGTTTGGATATATTGAAGATGAAAGATTTGATAGTTTACTTGCAGATTCTGGAGCTATAGGATGGACTCAAGCAAATCAAGCTATAGAAAAACCAACTCTTGGTAAATGTTTAATATC